GTCATTGAGGTGGATCTGTCTGCTGATGTTGCTGCACTCACAGAAGGTGAAGACCTTACCGAAGAATTCAAAGAGAAAGCAAAGACTATCTTTGAAGCAGCGGTCGTTTCCAGAATCAATGAAGAACTGGAGCGTATGCACGAGGACTATGCAAAGGTCCTTGAAGAAGAAATTGATACCGTCAAGACTCAACTGGCTGAATCAGTTGATGAGTATCTCACTTATGCCGTATCCAATTGGATGAAGAATAACGAGCTCGCGGTCGAGCACGGCATTAAGTCTGAGATGGCTGAGTCTGTATTGAGCGGAATCAAGCAAGTTTTCGTCGAGAATTTCATCGATCTTCCCGACGAGAAAGTTGATCTTGTAGACGAAATGCAAGAGCAACTTCAGACCATGGAAACAAAACTCAACGAGTCTATTGAAGAAAACGTCGGTCTCAATAAGAGCGTCGGCAACTATATCAAGAATGGGATTGTGACAGAAATCTCCGAAGGTTTGAGTCTCACTCAGCGTGAGAAACTCGGATCCTTGGCAGAAGCTGTTGAGTTTGAAAATGAAGAAGCATTCCGTGAGAAAGTTTCTACCCTCCGTGAATCATATTTCTCAACAAAACCAGAAGTTACTACCGTAACTGAGGATGTGCAAGTTGAGAATGGTCCTATCAATGAGTCAATGTCTGTCTATGTCCAGGCACTGTCCCGTTGGGGCAAGTAATTACTAATCCAAATTCCAAAGAATAACTAGGAGATCCAATGTTTAACGCAGAACATCTCCAGGAAAAGTGGAACCCCATTCTTGAGCATTCGGAGCTCGATCCTATTAAGGATTCATACAGAAAGGCGGTTACCTCGGTCCTCCTGGAAAACCAAGAAAATTTCCTCCGCGAAGAGCGTGGGATGATCAACGAAGCAGCACCTACCAACAGCTTGGGCGGTACTGGTTTCAGTGGCGGTAGCACCGCAACTGGTCCTGTTGCAGGTTTCGACCCTGTGCTGATCAGTCTCATCCGTCGCTCGATGCCTAAGCTTATTGCTTATGACATCTGTGGCGTCCAGCCTATGACAGGTCCTACTGGACTCATCTTCGCGATGCGCTCCACACAGGGCACCAACAGAGACATCAACAACAGTGCTGTTGAGGCATTCTTCAACGAAGCTAACTCTGAGCATTCTTCCGAGAATAGTGCAAACGGTCTTGCATCCAACACTCAGACTGGATCTAATCCTGGTCTGCTTGCTGACGCTGCTGGTAACTACACCATTGGTGGTCAGGGCATGACAACCGCTCAGTCTGAAGCACTGGGTGATGGCGCTTCCAACCACTTCAACGAAATGGGCTTCTCGATCGAGAAGGTCACCGTTACTGCGAAGTCACGCGCTCTGAAAGCAGAATACAGTCTTGAGCTTGCTCAGGACCTTAAGGCAGTCCATGGTCTGGATGCCGAAAGCGAGCTTGCAAACATCCTCAGCACTGAAGTGCTGGCAGAGATCAACCGTGAGGTTGTCCGTACTGTTTACAAGATTGCTCGTCCTGGTGCTCAGAACAACACTGCAACTGCAGGCACGTTTGACCTCGACGTTGACTCCAACGGTCGCTGGTCTGTTGAGAAATTCAAAGGTCTTCTCTTCCAAATTGAGAGAGACATGAATGCAATCGGTCATGAGACTCGTCGCGGGAAAGGCAACATCCTCATCTGCTCTGCTGATGTGGCATCTGCTCTCTCCATGGCTGGCGTGCTCGACTACTCCAGTGGCATCTCTGGTGCTGTTGGTGGATTGGGTCAAGTTGACGACAACTCCTCCACTCTGGTGGGCACCCTCAACGGTCGCATCAAGGTGTATGTCGATCCTTACTCTGCTAACGTTTCCGATAACCACTTCTACGTGTCTGGTTACAAAGGCAGCAGTGCTTATGACGCAGGTCTCTTCTACTGCCCTTACGTGCCTCTCCAGATGGTCCGTGCAGTGGGTCAGGACACCTTCCAACCCAAGATCGGATTTAAGACCCGCTACGGCATGGTCGCAAATCCCTTCGCTGAAGGTCTCACACAGGGTCAAGGCGCTCTCAATGCTAACCTCAACCGCTACTACCGTCGCGTTAAGGTTACCAACCTCATGTGATCAGAGATCACAATCTTCACAGAGACCCTACGGGGTCTCTTTTTTTGTGCCTTTTCTTCATTAAGTTAGCATACGCTGACTAAATAGTAACAGAATTAGAGACTACCATGATCTGAAAATCCTTTACATTATATTTTAAACTTAAGGTGGAAGAAATGCACAATTTAACATCAAGAAATCAACTCAACGAGTGGAGACATTTTGAGGAAACTGTTGAAGAGGCAAACTTAAATGATTATTATGAATGCCTAATTGAGTGCGATATTCAAAATCATACATCATGTAAAAAAATCTGTAAGGAGTTACTTATATGAGAATGTCCTAACAGTAAACCCTGTGACAGCACCCCTAGTGGGTGCTTTTTTGTTAAATACTGTATAATGTGAGGACAGTATGCCTAGAAATCCTATGAATAAAAATGAATTAGAATGTAGGATACATAAGTTGAAGACATCATTGTATGATCGGGAATCTGAAAATAAAAATGAAGAATTCCACAAAGGTGCTCATAATGCCTATAATGAAGTCTTAAACATCCTACAAGAATGGCGCACATGAGAGACTTAGATTTTATTGATGATCTACTTCCAGAAGGTATCAAACCAGATAAAGATATTGTCGTCAACATGGATGGTGGTGTTGGTGGAAGTTGGAAGGAAGTAGAAGTAACTAAAGAAGACTGGGAAGACTTCTGGCATAATGAAGATAAATAAGATGTAGCATAGTATGTCTTATGGCAACCTGGAATAAACAGATTGAGAATCAAAACTTCTTATCTCCAATTGGATTTAAGTTTAGTTTAGCTCGTTTCCCAAAGATTGCCTACTTTGCTCAGTCAGCAAACATCCCTTCTATTAACGTCAACGTAGCAAATCAATCTACACCGCTGCGTGGATTGCCAATAGAAGGGTTTGCAGAATATGATCCTTTCCAACTTCAATTTATTATTGATGAGGATCTTGAAAATTTTATGATTCTCCACAACTGGTTGCGTGGTCTAGGTACTCCAGATACGGTCTTTGAAAGATCCGAGTATCGCACAAAGATGCAAGCACTATTTGGAAACAATGATCTATATGCTGATGGCACGTTGACTGTGCTCAACAGTAACTTCAACATGAATTTTAACGTGGTGTTTAAAGACTTATTCCCTATAAGTTTGTCAGCACTCGAATTTAATGCTACAATTGATGGCACAGAGTATGCCATGGCATCAGTCCAATTTAGATATCTTGGATATGAAATCCGACAAGGTGAATTGAATACTCGCGATAAGAGACTTAGTTAATGAATCTAGAAAAAATTGAGGAGATGTGGGCAAAGGATTCAGAATCATTCTTTGATCATAGAGAGTTGCCTGAACTATTGGCAAATGATAGCATGGAAACACCTAGACTACATGCAAAATATATCCAATTTTATAATCAATTCAAACTGATGCTATCAGAAGCAGACGTAAAGCGCAAGGTATTACTGCGTGAGAAGTTTGAATACTATTCAGGTAAAGCACCTGCCTCGGTATATAAAGAGAAACCCTTCCTATTGAAAGTATTGAAAGGTGATCTGAGTATTTACATTGATAGCGATCCAGACTTAACTAAAGCACAACAGAAAATTGACTACCTTGAAACTTGTATAAATTGTATTGATAGGATACTTAAACAGATCGACAGTCGTGGATTTGCTATTAAGAATACTATTGATATTGTGAAGTATTATGGTATTAGATGACTGTTACTATCAGTAAGAAGAATGAAGTTTACCTAAAAGTTGAAGGGGAGCAGCATCTGCATAAGGAATTAAGTGAGCACTTTTCATTTGATGTTCCTGGTGCAAAGTTTATGCCCCAATATAAAAATCGAGTATGGGATGGAAAGATCCGCTTATATTCTCCTGGCACTGGGGAAATATATGTGGGTCTTTACGATTATCTGTGTGAATACCTAGAAGATAAAGGGTATGAATATATCATAAAAGATAACAACTACTATGGATTACCTGATGTAGAGGAAGATTATGTCACACCTGAAAGCACAGCGTTTTTTATTAGGACTCTGGGATTACCTTTCAAGATCCGAGATTACCAACTCAAGGCAGTTTTCTCAGCACTTAAATATCGTCGCAAACTTTTACTATCCCCCACGGGATCAGGCAAATCATTAATTATTTACGCATTAGTTCGTTGGCATCTGAAACAGGATAGACAAATACTTATCATTGTGCCTACTACATCTTTGGTGTCTCAACTAACAAATGACTTTAAAGATTATGGGTGGTCAGCAGACTCTTATGTGCATCAAATTATGGGAGGACGTGAGAAGTATACTGATGCCCCTGTTGTAATTTCTACATGGCAAAGCATCTATAAAGAATCTCGTAAATTTTTTGCAAAATTTGATGTAGTTATTGGAGACGAAGCACACCTATACAAAGCAAAAAGTCTTACTGGCATTTTGACGAAATGTTATGACGCAAAGTATAGAGTTGGGCTGACAGGCACGTTGGATGGGATGCACACTCATCAACTGGTTCTTGAGGGTTTATTTGGGCGCTGCGACAAGGTGACCTCAACGGCAGAGTTGATGGCAAAAGGTCAACTGACTCCCCTTCAGGTAAAGATCCTTCTACTAAAACATGGTCATGTGCCATTTGATCACTATCAACAGGAGATGGATTATATAATATCACATCCAAAGAGAAATAAGTTAATTTGTAACTTAGCGAATGATTTGGATGGTAACACTTTGATTCTATTCAACTACATTGAAAAGCACGGAGACCCTCTTTGGGAGTTACTAAATACTAAGGTGAATGAAAATCGAAAGATCTTCTTTATTCATGGTGGTGTAGATGCTGTTGAAAGAGAAGAGGCTCGCAGGATATGTGAGCAGGAAAAAGATGCAATCATTCTTGCATCCTATGGCACATTCTCTACAGGCATTAACATTCGTAATCTACATAATGTAATCTTTGCAAGTCCATCCAAATCACGAGTAAGAAACCTCCAGTCTATTGGACGTGTCTTGCGTAAAGGGGATAACAAAGCACAAGCAGTGCTGTATGACATTGCAGATGATTGCTCCAAAGGTAATCATCATAATTATACTTTAAGACATCTTGTCGAAAGAATGAAAATATATGATGAAGAAAAATTTAACTATGAAGTTACTAAAATAAATTTTAGGAAATGACAATTAATTATATCCGCCACGACAACGAATTCTACGGGACTATTAAGTTAGTATCTGGAGAAGAGATCTTGGGCAATCTAATTGCTACAGAAGAAAATGATGAGAGTATACTTTTCATTTCAGATCCAGCAACACCATCAATGAATCCTATTGAAAAGGATGGTCAAATTGTTATGGCAATGGGATTATCTAAATGGATGATGTGGTCGGATGAAGACTTTTATATTGTAAGAGAATCTGATATTGTGACTATTGCACCCATGTCAATGGAAGCAATTATTATGTATAAATTTTGGTTGAGAAAAGAATCAGGTGAAGATACTGCTGAGTTTGAAACACCCATCAATGAAAATATGGGTCTAGTCGGTAAAGTTTCAGAGATGAGAAAGAAACTAGAAGACCAATGGAAGAACCTTTAAGAGTTCCTTTTCAACCCTTACATGGTTGATTATAATAATAATTACTAGAATAGTCAAGCTTGACATATGATTGATTAGTTAGTATTATGGTTTCATGATATGTAAAAGATATGCTAGCAAAAGTAATGTCTCCAAAAAAGAAACAACACTATGTTGATAATAAAGAGTTTCTAAAAGCAATCACTGCATATAGGCAGGAGGTTAAAGAAGCAAAGATGTTGGATAAACCTAAACCGTTGATCACACATTACCTAGCAGAATGCTTTCTGAAGATTGCTACTCATCTTTCTTATCGCCCTAACTTCATTAACTACATGTTTAAAGAAGACATGATTAGTGATGGTGTTGAAAACTGTGTGCAGTATATCGATAACTTTGATCCTGAGAAGTCAAAGAATCCATTTGCATATTTTACACAAATCATTTATTATGCATTCCTCCGTCGTATTGCAAAAGAAAAACGACAGATGGATATTCGTGATAAACTAATTGAGAAAAATGGTTATGATCAAGTCTTTCATAGTGATGACAATGACAACCATTCCGATTTGAATTCTATCAAGAATAGAATCGAAACTAATATGAGGTACTGATGGATTCTATTCAAGATTACTGGTCTAAACCAACATCTTCCACAGAAGATAAAGCAGTGCAACTACTTAATCAGGCAGCATCGCTACTAAAAAGTAAAGTCGTTACACATACAGTGGTCAATGACAAAGGTATTACACAATACAAACGCTTCGTAATTCAGTATGAAACTTTTATTGATAACTGATCAGCACTTTGGTGTCCGTAATGATAACCAACACTTCATCAAAAAGTATCAGCAATTTTATTCCGAGATAGTTTTACCACAAATCGATAAGCAAGGTATTACTCACATTTTATGTTTGGGTGATACTTTTGATAAACGTAAGAGTATTAATTTTAATTCTCTAGATGCTGCTAAGGAGATGTGGTTTCAACCATTAGCAGATCGTGGTATTCAGATGACCATGCTCTGTGGTAATCATGATATTTACTATCGTAATACATTAAAGGTCAATGCTCCAAGTCTCCTCTTAGGTGGGTATGACAACATCGATATCATTGAATCTCCAGTTGAAAAAGATTTTGATGGCACAAAGATGCTATTGCTTCCTTGGATCTGTGATGGCAATCGTGAGCAAGCAACTAATCTCTTGCAAGATACTGATGCTAAGATTTGTATGGGGCATCTGGAATTGAATGGATTTGAAGCAGTGCCTGGTCATCTGATGGAGCATGGTGACGATCCATCACCCTTTGAGAAATTTGATCTGGTATGCTCTGGACACTTCCATATGAAGAGTCGTAAAAACCATATCAATTATTTGGGTAATCCCTACCAACTCTTCTGGAATGACTATAAGCAGAGAAGGGGGTTTCATATACTAAATACTGATACTGTTGATTTGAAATTTTTTCAAAACACATATAATATTTTTAATAAAGTTTATTATAATGATTCAATCTATTTGTCAGACACTGACCTTCAAAAACTTGAAGGATCTTTTGTCAAACTAGTAGTAGAATCTAAAGAAGATCAAGTTAAGTTTGATAAAGTTGTTAGACTATTACAATCTGCCAACCTTGCAGATCTTAAGATCATTGAAGATCTTTCATATGATCTAGAAGAAGTCAACAGTGATATTGAAATTGAAGATACTTTGTCTATTCTTGAAACTTGTGTTTCTGAATTTGATAATAAAGATCAAATATATGGAATTCTCAAGTCATTATATGTCGAAGCATTGGAGGTATGATGTTTGTCTTAGTTGACGAAAGTAGTGGGGGCGTCTATGCTGTCAGAGATGATGACACTATCGATCGTGTTGTCCAGATCTTCGTTGACAAAGATGATGCAACCCGCTATTATGATATGCTAGTGTCGGCTAACTATAGAAAAGAGTTAGTTGTCACTGAGGTAGAAGAAGATAGTGTAAAGCAAAACTGTAAAACATACGGTTATAAGTACACAATTATTTCTACAGATGATTTTGTTATTCCACCACCCAATTCTAAATGATCCTATTTGAAAAGATTCGTTGGAAGAATTTTCTTTCCACTGGTAATGAATTTACTGAAGTTGCTATAAAGGATTCTCCAACACATCTGATTGTAGGATCTAATGGTGCTGGTAAATCTACAATGTTAGATGCATTGTGCTTTGGTCTTTTCAATAAACCATTTCGTAAAATTAATAAACCGCAACTTGTTAACAGTATAAACGAAAGAGAATGTGTAGTTGAAATTGAATTCTCTGTTGGTAGTGTGGGGTATAAAATTATTCGGGGTATCAAACCTGGTATCTTTGAAATCTACCGTAACGATTCTTTAATCGATCAAGATGCTGCAAACCGAGACTACCAGAAATATCTGGAGCAATCAATTCTTAAATTTAATTTCAAGTCTTTCACTCAAGTTGTTATTCTTGGAAGTAGCACTTTTGTTCCTTTTATGCAACTCCCTGCTGCACATAGAAGAGAAGTTATCGAAGATCTGCTTGACATTCAAATCTTTTCTAGGATGAATATGATCCTTAAGGATCGTATTAAAGATGTAAAGGAATCGGTTAAATCATGTGAGCATGAAGTTTCTTTGTGTGAATCTAAGGTAAACATGCAACGTTCATCGTGTGATAGTTTGAAGAAGATGAATTCAAATTACATCACTAAACTTCAAACAAGTTTTGATGACAATGAGCGGCGTATGATTGTCAATAATAATGCAGTCAATGCAAATGAAAAAAACTCAGCACAGTTTATTTCTGAGGTTGCAGATCTCTCTAAGTTTAATACTGAGAAAGATCAACTTAATGACATGCGATCTAAGATCAATCAAAATTTAAATAAAGCAACTAAAGAAATTGCTTTCTATGAGAATCATGATGCATGTCCAACATGCTCTCAGGATATATCTTTAGAAATTAAAAAAAATAAAATCACAGCATCACAAGATAAAAAAGAAAAGTTTACTGCAGGAGTATCTCAAATTAGTGATAAGATATCTACAGTATCTAAAATTATTAATGAGTATCAGGAAAAAATGAAACTCATTAATGAATTGCAGTTTGATACTACATCACGACAGAAGGAGAATACTAAACTTCTTAAAGAAAATGCTAGCATCATGGAGATGGTCAATCAAGATACTCCTGGTATTGATGTTGAAGAATCAAAACTCAAATCTTATGAAGATGAGTTGAATAGCACCATGCAAAAATGTGCAAATGTTAATACCGACTTTGCAAATTTTTCATTAGTATCAAATCTTCTAAAAGATACTGGTATTAAATCTAAGATCATTAGTAAGTTTATTCCTGTTATTAATCTGCAGATTAATAAATATCTTCAGAGTATGGACTTCTTCGTAAACTTCACTCTGGATGAAGGATTCAATGAGATCATTAGGTCTCGGTTTCGTGATGAGTTTTCTTATGCCTCTTTCTCAGAGGGTGAGAAGCAAAAGATTGATCTAGCACTGTTGTTTACATGGCGTGATATTGCTAAGATGAAAAACTCAGCATCCACAAATCTTTTGATTCTGGATGAAATTTTCGATTCATCTTTAGACTCGACTGCTACAGATGAGTTGATGAAGATCCTGAAGGGTCTTGATAAGAATACTAATCTATTTGTGATATCTCACAAGGGTGAGGTCCTCTTAGATAAGTTTGAAACTACCCTCCAGTTTGAGAAAGTTAATGATTTCTCAAAACTCCAGACAGTCTAAGAAGCGTCACAGACCCCATGGAAATTCCTCCATGGGGTCTTATAGTATATGCATCGACCGCAAAGCGTATGGAATTCAACGAAGTCAAAGGGCAACTTGCCAAACTACTGGCGACTGAGAATCTTCTGATCGAGCACAAAAACTGCTCAACAGCATCCTTTAACGTTAGCACTCGCGTACTGACGTTGCCTATATGGGATACGACAGATCAAGTTTACACCATGCTTGTAGGGCATGAAGTTGGTCACGCACTGTATACCCCTGACGACGACTCTCTTGATAATCTTCCATGTCCCAAATCATACGTCAATGTTACTGAAGATGCTCGTATTGAAAAATTAATGAAGCGTAAGTTTCCAGGTCTTAGTAAGGATTTCTATGCTGGATACCGTCACCTTAATGATGAAGATTTCTTTAGTGTTGAAGACACAGATCTTAATACTCTGAAACTTGTAGATAAAATTAATCTTTACTATAAAGTAGGAGCATATCTACTCTTACCTTTTGATGCTGCTGAGACTGCCCTGAGAGACGCTGTAGGGATTGCTGAAACCTTTTCTGATGCGATCGACGCTGCTGTTGCTATATTCAATTATCAGAAGGATATCCAGGAGCAAAATAAAATCCCTGCAATGACTAGTCCAACGGGAAGCACTGGAGATACTCCCATGGATAAAACTGAAGGGGAATCTGAGGAAGAGGTTTCTCAACCAGGAGATGCAGACTCGGAAGGAGATGATCAATCTGATCTTGATACTCCTAGTTATTCTGATTCTGGTGGTGAGTCTGATAGCGACTTAGAATCAGATACTGATACTGCTCTCCAAGAAAATCTAAAAGATATTACTAGACAGTATGGCAATCCAAAATATGTAGACATCTTAGATACTGATCTGGACTACCATGTTGTTTCAACTGAAAAAGTTATGTATCAGATTGAAGAGTACTGGAATAGACCAATCTTTACTGACCCTAAGGAAGAAATGTATAGAGGATTAGATTGGAGTTTTGTTGATTCTGAATTTTCTAAATTCAAACGTGAATGTAGTCGTGAAGTAAACTATCTCGCGAAAGAGTTTGAGATGAAGAAAGCAGCGACTGCATATTCAAGGCAATCTACTTCTCGCACTGGCGTTTTAGATACTAGAAAATTGCATACTTATAAATTTAACGAAGATCTATTCCGAAAAGTTACTTCAACTGTTGATGGTAAAAATCACGGTATGATATTTCTGTTAGACTGGTCTGGATCTATGGCAACCACCATTCACGATACCTATAGTCAATTGCTATCTCTCTGCTATTTCTGTCGCAAAAGTGATATACCTTTTGACGTGTATAGTTTTGTGTGTGATGCAGCACTAATGCCAGAAGGTTATGATCGCGAAAAATTCTATGCTAAAGGTAAACCAGAATCATTTTCTATACCAGAGCACTTCTTCCTTATGAATTTGTTGAGCAGTAAACTCAATAATTCTACTTTTGATCTGATGGCAAAATATTTGTGGCGTGTTACTTACAACTACCACATCTATTATGGTCAGGCATCTAGGAATAGAGAAAACCATTGGGAGTTAGTATCTAAGACGCCTAGGGAATTGCCCCCCGTATTAGGTCTTTCAGGCACTCCGTTGAATGAGGCAATTGTTACGTTGCAATCTATCATTCCAAATTTTCAAAAGCAATGTGGTGCCGAGAAAGTCCATGTGACTATTCTTACTGATGGTGAAGCACAGGCATCTAGTAAGTGGGTTGTTGTTGATCACAGAGGTGAAGATGTGCATCTTCGATCTTCACTTGGATTTTATGGTGATGGCACTATTATTCGTGATCGTAAGAAAGGTTACACTTATGCTCCTTCTTATGGTTACTTGACTGAGCAACTGCTAAGGTATATGAAAGGACGTTTCCCACAATGTAACTTCCTTGGTTTCCGTGTTTGCACTCCTCGTGAGTTTTCAACCAAACTAAATTCCTCTGGGATAAAGTCTCCGTTGAGAGAAAAAGCATCACGGGAATTTAGTAAAAACAAAAGTGCTTGTGTTAATATGGGCGGGTTTCAGGAATTGTATTTCTTATCCGCAAGTCATATAAATATGGATGCTGAGTTTGATGTTGCTGAAGATGCAACTAAATCTCAGATCCGAAGTGCTTTTAAAAAGTCTTTGAAATCAAAGGCAGGCAACAAAAAGATTCTCTCTTCATTTATTGGTCAAATTGCATGAATATTTTTGCTGTTGATGATGATCCAACCTTATCAGCACACCAATTACCAGACAAGCACATAGTTAAAATGCCACTAGAGTGCTGTCAAATGTTGGCGGTTGTATACAGTACTTGGTATAAGAATATCGGACCTATCATTAAAGCAAATGGTAGTCCTTATGCCACTGAGAAAGGTGCTTTCCGTAATCATCCATGCACTAAGTGGGTAGCAGAAAGTGATCATAATATAGCGTGGCTACTTCAACATGGTATTTCATTATGTGATGAATATCAGTTTCGATATGATAAAGTCCATGCATGTAAGAGAAGTTTATCCATGGCTGGACTAATTTATCAGCATGGATGCACTGAAAAGCATACACCTTTTGCCAGGGCAATGCCTGATGAATGGAAACTGGATGATTCTATCTCTACTCAAGAAGCATATCAACGATACATTGCTAGCAAACCTTGGGTTGCATCAAACTATCTAAGGGTGCCACATCACAAACCGTCCTGGGTTGACCAATATGCCTTGCAACCTGCTCTATAATTACAAGGTAATCGAGAAACACCATGCCTGCCAAGTCTGATATCACCACTGACCTCATTGTTGACTATCTGTTTTCAAACTACGGCGAAAAGGTAACTGTCCCTAAACTTCTAAATGCTGCTGACCACTTTAAAGTTTCATATCCATTCATCACCAAACGTCTTGAGTCGTATAAATCTGGTAGGGGCATGTGGACTCTTACCATTGAAGAAATGCGTGAGACTCTTGAAGAAACTGTAACTCTCACATCTAGCGATAACTTGATCCCATCTAACGATAAAAACTTTGTTCCCTTCGGCAACTTTGCTGACCTTAAAAAGGTAGTATCTAGTAATCTTTTTTATCCAATCTTCATTACTGGTATGTCTGGTAATGGTAAGACTCTTGGCGTTGAGCAAGCATGTGCTCGCACTCAACGTGAGATGATTCGTGTCAACATTACTATTGAGACTGATGAAGATGATCTTATTGGCGGTTTCCGTTTGGTTGATGGTAATACTGTCTGGCACAATGGTCCTGTCATTGAGGCTCTTGAGAGAGGATGTGTCCTCCTTCTGGATGAGATTGATCTGGCGTCCAATAAAATTCTCTGTCTTCAATCTATTCTTGAGGGTAAGGGAATCTTTCTGAAAAAGATTGGTCGTTATGTAGAACCTGCTGATGGATTTACTGTTATTGCAACTGCAAATACTAAGGGTAAGGGTAGTGAAGATGGTCGTTTCATTGGCACCAATGTGCTCAATGAAGCATTCCTTGAGCGTTTCCCTTTAACCTTTGAGCAAGAGTATCCTACTCCAAAGATCGAATCTAAAATGCTCAATAACTACTGCTCCGATCTAGATTGCTGTGATGATAAATTCATTGCCAATTTAGTTAATTGGGCAGACATCATCCGTAAGACTTTTGATGATGGTGGTGTTGATGAAGTGATCTCTACTCGTCGTCTAGTCCATATCATCCGTGCTTACAGTATCTTTTCTGATCGAGTGAAGGCAATCAAGATGTGTCTCAATCGATTTGATGATGAGACTAAGCAATCTTTCTTGGAGTTGTATGACAAGATTGATGGCGAAGTTGATATTGAAACTGTTGACACATTGCTGTCATCATGATATTATTCCTATACAAACCACGTACATTATGAATCGCTACAATGAAGAAAAGATCCTTCAAGAGTTGAAGGATTATATCACTGCCACATACAATCAGCACTACTCCTCTGGAGGGATGGACGGTATTCAAACACTTGATCTTATCCAAGCAGTTGGAGACGGTGAGGCATTTTGTAGATCCAACATTCTTAAGTATGCATCTCGATACGATAAGAAAGGCACATCTAGACGTGACATCATGAAGGTGTTACACTATGCTGTGTTGCTCATGCACTTCAACGACGTTAACGCCAACACCGAAATCTACCCTCAGTAAATTATGCAAGACCAACAGACGATCAAACTCAGCAAGCAGACCATCGACTTTCTGCGTAATTTCAGCACAATCAATAAGTCTATCTTGATCGAGCCAGGCAAATTGCTACGGACAATTTCGGTCAATAAGAATATTATTGCTTCAACTGAAATTCGTGAAGGAATTCCTGAGCAGATGGCGATCTATGATCTTCCTCTTTTCCTAGGTGCTCTTTCTCTATTCAAGAGTCCTACACTTTTCTTCCCTGATAGTAAGCGAGTCATCATCTTTGATGAAGATACTAAGGGGAAAACCACCTTCTATTACAGTGATCCTGATTTCATTCTAACTCCTCCTGATTTTGATTACAATCTTCCTGGCAAAGAGATTCACTTTGATCTCCCCCAGCAAGATCTGCTCCAACTTAATCAAGCAGCAAAGGTTTATGGTGTAGAGGATCTTTGTATCTATGGGTATGAGGGTGAGTATAGTGTTTGTGTCAAGGATAAAAAGAATGAGACATCTAATGTCTTCTCTCTCCCCTTGAAGAAAGTTACCTTTGATAAGGAAGCACAGGGTGATTCTCAAAACTTCTGCTATTGTTTCAAGGTTGAAAACCTCAGACTTTTGGATGGTAGTTATCATGTCTGTATTAGCAATAAGAATATTGCTAACTTCAACTCCTTGACGCATTCAAATCTGGATTACTTTATTGCACTTGAGACTAATTGATCAAAGTTATTGACGACTTTCTGACCCCTTCTTACTTTGAGGAGATTCATCGTCTCCTCATCAGTTGGGACTTTGACTGGTATTGTCAACCCAATCTTGCTCCTGGTCTTCCAGGACCACCACGGGTAAACTTCAGTCATAACTTCTACATGGAAGAGGTTAGAAGTCCTCATTGTGCTTTGATCTTACCTTTCATGTATCAGGTAAAAGATATCTGTGGTGCTAAAGAGTTGCTCAGGTGTAGAGCAGACATGACTGTAGTCCACCCTGACAAGATCAAACATCCACCTCATGTTGATTTTCAGTTTCCTCATTACTCTTCTGTCTTTTATGTCAATGAGAGTGATGGGGAAACTGTCATGTATAATGAGAGATGGGATAGTAAGTATCCCGATACTCTAACTGTCTCTCAAGTGATCGAGCCCAAACCAAACCGTGTTATTATCTTTGATGGGGATATAATTCATACAGGACACTCTCCTGTCAACCATCAAACCCGCGTGATTCTTAATTCAAACTATGTCTGATAAACTCTTCCTTTGGGTTGAAAAGTATCGTCCGAAAACTATCGATGACTGCATCCTTCCAGATTCCACTAAGAAAATCTTTGAGGGATTTCTACAGAAAGGTGAAATTCCCAATCTCTTGCTCGCTGGCCCTGCTGGTGTTGGAAAGACGACGATTGCAAAAGCCCTTTGCAGCGAGTTGGGGACCGATTGTATGGTTATTAACGGATCTGATGAAGGTCGTTTTCTGGATACGGTACGCAATCGTGCCAAGGTTTATGCATCGACGGTCTCTCTGACCTCTAAGGCACGTCACAAGGTCATCATCATTGATGAGGCAGACAACACTACACCTGATGTGCAACTGCTCCTACGTGCTTGCATGGAGGAGTTTTCTGGGAATTGTAGATTCATCTTTACTTGCAACTATAAGAATAAGATCATCTCCCCTCTACATTCTCGATGCTCAGTAGTTGAGTTTTCTCAGCAGGGTAAGGAGAAGCAGCATCAAGCAGCTGCATTCTTTGGTAGAGTTACTGATATCCTCTCTAAAGAAAATGTTGAATATGATAAGAAGGTAGTTGCTGAAGTAGTCCAGAAGTACTTCCCTGATTTCCGTCGCACTCTTAATGAGTTGCAGAGGTATGCATCATCTGGAAGTATAGATACTGGTATACTAGGTATTAGTAATGACATTAATATTTCCTCAGTAGTGGGATATCTCAAGCAGAAAGAGTTTACCAATATGAAGAAGTGGGTTACTCAGAATCTTGATAATGAGCCTACTGTTATTATGAGGAAAATCTATGATCATCTCTACACCTATTTTAAACCAGAGACTATTCCTGAAGCAGTCCTAATTATTAGTGAGTATCAGTATAAGTCTAGTTTTGTTGTTGATCAAGAGATCAACATGGTTGCATTTTTAACAGAGTTGATGGTGAGGTGTGAATATAAATGAAGTATAGTAATGATTTTCTTTTCCCAGTTAGATTTTTTACTTTTAGAGCACCAGAAAAACTAACAAAAGAAACTTTAGAGAAAGCTAAACTTTTAGAATACCGTAGATATAATGAGCCTTCTGGTGTAGGCACCAGTGATCAAATTCATTCGGATCCTAATTTTTATGATCTACATAAATGGTTTCAACGATGTGTTGATCAGTTACATGCCGATAATGGTTGGCACTGCGATCGTTTGATAGTCAATAAGTCTTGGGTCAATCGAAGTGATGCTAAGAGTGGAGATTGTCATTCTCCACATAGACATCCTATGTCATATCTCAGTGCAATTTTCTACCTCACTGAAGGACCACCTACAGTATTCTTAGATCCACTTCGCGATCGTGAGTGGGGTCAGATGCATCTTGATGGTGGACCTGCATCTGAGTCTAGAGCGTTTGTGCATCCAGGTGCAGGTGGTCTTGTAATTTTTCCTAGTTACGTTGTCCACTCTAGTGTTGAGAATACTTCTGACATTGATAGATATACTATTGCTTTCAATACCTTTCCATCGGGAATTATTAACAAAGGTGGTTATGATCGTCCCATGGCTGAAGTTTCAGTAAATGGTTGGACTACTTTGGGTGCTTTAAATCTTGGTGATATTGTATGACATTTGGTAAAGAGATTAATTTATTTCCAGTAGTTGTTAGAGAATATCATAATCCTGATGCTGAGAATCATTCAAAAATTATTGAGCACTTTAAGACTTTACCTTCACAGCAAAGTAACTTTCCTGAAGGTGTATTTACATCAGCACCAGATCTTCATTATACGGATCATCCAGAGACACAACTACTCATGGAATTTTTTGAAGATTGTTTAGGTGAATGGAGAGAAGTTTATAAACTATATTGTGATGACTTAGCATTGTCATTGTGCTGGTATAATTATGCTCCAGCAAATAGTGGTTATGGGCATCCATTACATAGGCACCCAATGGCATATCTAAGTGCTATCTATTATTTCACTGATGGTGCTCCTACATTTTTTGAAGATCCATGCACACCTAGGACAAATGATACTCTAGATATTTTTCATCATGAGAGTTTAGATAATGATTGGGGTATCAATGCAAAGATTGATGCTGAGCCAGGTAAGTTAATTATTTTTCCATCTTGGTTGAAGCATTATTCTGGAAGGCAAGTTGAAAATTTTGATCGTTGGTCAGTATCATTCAATGCTTTTCCCGTAGGTCCCGTCAATGTAGGACCATGGGATATGGCACAACTCAATGTGATATTGCAACATCCCAAGGTCCGTGGTAATATGAATGGGTAGAATCTTTACTATGAAATACTTGAAAACACCTCTGAGATATCCTGGTGGAAAATCAAGAGTAGCACCTATGTTACTCGAAAAATTTCCTAGGGATATCAAAGAATTCCGAGAACCTTTTCTCGGTGGCGCGTCTGTAGCACTTCTGTTTTCTCAGAAGTATCCCGATATCCCTGTATGGGTAAACGATAAGTATGACAATTTATATGACTTCTGGATCACCTTACAAGATCATGGTGACGAATTATCTGATATCCTTGTTGCAATCAAAGAAGAAAACAGCACAGAAGAAAAGGCAAAAGAGTTATTTCTCTCTGCTAAAGAAGAGATTTCCGAAGCAGACACGTTTCGTTCAGCAGTGTTGTTTTGGATTCTTAATAAGTGCAGTTATAGTGGGTTAACGGAAAACTCTTCTTTCTCTGCATCTGCATCCAACCAAAACTTTTCTACTCGTGGTGCTAAAAAATTAAAGGAAGTCTCTGAAATTATTCAACACTGGGAAATTACTAACCATGATTACTCAGAACTATTAATGCATGAAGGTGATGGGACATTCTGTTTCTTGGATCCACCATATATGATTAGTAGTTACTTGTATGGTGCCAAAGCAGAAATGCATAAAGAGTTTAAGCATGACAGGTTTATTGAATTGTGCCATGAGTCACCTAACAACTGGTTAGTAACTTATAATGTAAATGAAGAATTGAAGAAATCATATTCTAAGTTTAACCAAGAGGAGTTTCGTATCACGTATGGTATGAAACATCGTCCTGATAATAAACTCAAGACTGAGTTGTTGGTTACTAACTATAGAGACATTTCACCATTAGAGTCATTGTACAATGAGTAAAGATTATGAGATTCCTCTCAAGGATTACCTTAACAGTATTAATCTGAAGCAAGGTGATCTTACCGAAGATGAGAGAGCGATGAAGAAATACCCTGCATTCGTTATTAACAAGTGTCTTGCACAGCATCTTGATACTGTTATGCATGCTAATCAAATGAATGCAGCGTCTCATTTAGACAATGATCTTCAATATCAGTTTTACCTATATAGTATCAGGAAATCCAAAAGATTTTCTCCTTGGGATAAGAAGTCCAAAGATAGTGATCTTGACTTAGTTAAGAAATACTATGGATACACTACAGAACATGCTCGTCAGGCAATGAGAATTTTGACTAAGGAGCAGATTGAGGTTATTAAAACTAAGTTAGATACTGGAGGAAAGCGATGAGTGATGAGATCAACTGGTCTCAAGATATGATGCTAGAAGTTAGCCTTAAAGAGCCTGATGATTTTTTGAAAGTCAGAGAAACTCTAACTAGAATTGGCGTTGCTTCACGCAAAGAGCGTAAATTGTATCAGTCTTGCCATATTTTGCATAAACGCGGTAAGTATTACATTGTCCACTTTAAAGAGTTGTTTGCTTTAGATGGCAAGCCAACTAATATTGTGCAGAATGATTTACAACGTCGTAATCGTATTGCAAAACTACTTTCCGATTGGGGTCTAGTGGACATTGTTGTTGAAGAGCAAGCCGAAGACCTAGCACCTCTTAACCAAATTAAAGTTTTGTCTTTTAAAGACAAAAGTGAATGGACACTTGAGTCTAAGTATAATATTGGGAAGAAGAAACAATCTGTAGAGGTCTGAAATGGCACAAACTCCTGAGTCTCAAGAGAAGCAGGAATCAAAAAAGGAAAATAAATTTGAGTGGGCGGATGAGGGTGTATCGACTCTCGTCCGAGTTGTTATTCTTGGTTGGTCAGCAGCAATTCTGACTCTTAACTATGTAACTGTTCCTGGTATTCCTCAGAAAAATATCGATCCAACTTTTATTGCCAGCGTCTTCACAGGAACGCTAGCTACGTTCGGGGTCATGCCTTCTAAGAAGAAGGACGAATCAAAGCAAGCACCTACACTGGAGAAGAAAGATGCAAAAATTGATTAATGGTGTCGCGTTATTGTCTGGTCTAGTTTCTTTAGCTGTCTTAGGGGGTGGTGCTTATCTTTACGTTCAAAAGGATACATTAATTGAGCAATCAAGGGAGAGAGTAACTGCTGCTATCACAGAAGCAATTACAGAAGCACTACCAGGAATGGTAGATGCTGCTATTCCAGGAGTCCCTGAGGTAACTGGTCCTGCCGTATCTAGTCCTGTCATGCCATTCTAACCATGAATAAACTTAAGATCGCCGCCGCTTCAGTTGGTGGGGTAATTGTTGTAGCACATATAGGTTTGCTTGGATATGTTTTCAGGCAGGAACCTGAACCTGTGATTCAACCTCCTACATTCAATCTTCCTCGTGGTCCTTATTCTTCTTATAGGATTAAGGCAGGTAAGGATGGTTATGAAATTGAATTCCGTGCTGACGATCCTAAGATTTTGGAGTCCGAAAGGACTCTAGATGTTGATAAAGAGAAGCGTGGATTCTTTGGTGGTGGATCTGAAATCAGAAACGAATGGCGTCGTGATCAATTCACCCGTGAAGGCACCAGAAATCTGGGAGGTGCAACAGATGATGAGGGAAAGTTAACTGCAAAAGAAGCAGAGTGTCTCGTGGCGGACGCTGGAGCACGGTCACAAGGTGCGATGGCAGGTAGTGCTATTGCTGCTGGAGTTGCTGTCCCTGCTGTTGTTGGCATCCCCTACGTGGGTTGGTTGGCAGGTGGATGGGCATTGTTGCTAGGACAAAAAGCAGGGTCCAGTCTTGGATCTACAGTCGGAAGTGTATTTAATGATTGCTGATGGACATACCTTTGATTACAGGTGGTGATATTAGTATTAATGATATTCAAATCAATACTATACCCACCTATGACTTTAATAACACTTCAACCTCTTTACCATTAGCAGCTCCAGTAGTTGTAAACATTGGTGTGCCTGTGGTTAATATACCAGGATGTGTTGAGGCAACTGAAACTAATAGTGCTAAAAATAATCAATTGAGAGAGGATGATTCTAATGGTTTGGTTACGTACTGCGATTCTGGTGTTCCCAATTTTAATCCTCTTTCTTTTGAACCAAACCAGATGATTATGACTGGTCCACCAAAAGTGGATACTAGATCACCAGATACACCAACACCACCTGAAGTTAAACCACCACAAACAAAACAACCTGTTGTTAGTGCTGTCGTAGAATGTCCTACACCAGTGCAAGAAGCACAAGAACCTGTAGGAACATTAGTAGAAGGTTTTAGAAAGAGAGTTATTGATTACGAACTCATTGATAAGACATGTGTTCAGATAACAGAATCAGTAGGACTTCCGACACAAATACTTGCTGGTCTACCTAGTGGTGGTCAGATAGTACAAGTGGGTGGTATTGCTGTCATCGCTACATCATCAGCACTACTAGCAAAACCGCTGGCAGATCTACTATTGAAAGCAGTCAAACCAGCGGTTAAGAAAGTTATGAAAAAGATTGCTACCTTACGTGGTAAGAAACCTCCTATCTTGTCGTCAGGGGAGCGCCGAGCAGAGCAGCGTCAGATGAATCATGCAGTGAAGGCATTGCGTTCTGTGTTTCCGAGACGGAAGAAGAAACGCTAGGAATCTCATGGTAGTGTGGATGCTTATGTCCTGGTGGATTGTTTACCACAACATCAGCACACACTTTATAGTAAGGACTCTTGGGGTGGAATTGAATTCCTTTTAATTTTAACTCACCACAATTTTTAAGACGAGCAATTTCAAAGTCCAATCTTTTATTGGCAACAATTTGACTGTTCAATTCAATCTGTGTTGTTGCTGCTCTCTTACATAGATCTTGTAAGTTTTTATCTGTAGGTGTGCTCCACGTCATAGAGAAACCTACACCTAAACTATAGTTATCCTTCTGTCCTGTCCTAGTTCGTTTAAAGAAACTTACATCACCAGGATTATCTAAGATGCCATCGCCTACGGGCTCTCCATCACCATCAAAGGCACCAAAGTTATCGGTGACATCGTAAACAGGATCCATATAGTAAGGTTCATATGGTTTAGAAGCAGAGACACTACCTGTTACATAGGGTGTGAAATTGCGAGTGGGACCTTGACATTGGATCCCTCCACCATATGTGTTGGTGATGTATGGTCCTTGTAAAACCTGAATGGCTTGGTTCGTAACTGAGCCTGAGCTATTAGCTACTGGATTTGCTGTTGCACTTACACCCCCTACAGTCTCCGCCAGAGTGGCAGGGGCAGTCGCAATTGATGTTAGACATAGAGTTATTGGGAGAAGATACTTGTGGTGTCTGTGGCGCTTTCCACCTCGGTCACTCTTTGGATAATCGTTTGGTTGCTTAAACCAGGTCCTCGATAAGTTTCTGTGAACTGAAACGCTGCTCCTGGCACTGTTTGTGTGAATTGAGGTTTGCTTGTTACTCCAGTCCATGATGAAGTCACTCCATTAATAGTTACATTAGTAGCACCTGTTCCTGGTGAGAGGTTGCCAGATGCTGTTACACCAGTGCCAGTAGCAGAATACTGGTATCCAGTGTTATAGTCCATGCTATTTATTGTCTCAGTTATCTTTTGTGTCGTCTCTGTTCTGGAGGTCATTGATCCCTGGGTGAAATTTGGGACCACAGGGACCGCCAGGGCAGGAGCAAGTGTGACACTTGCACCCACCACACTTAGGACAGACCAACGAATGATATTCATCGTTATTATCCTCAGTCAATTACAGTGATCTCACTTACAAATTGTCCTGTTGCTGTAGTGCCAGCACCACCAGCCGTCACAGTAAGAGCACCCGAAGTTGCTACAGTTCCTGCTAATGATCCAGCAACACCAGCAGTGTAAGAAGTTACATTACTGAAGTTAGGAATATCACCTGTAGTGGCAGCAGCAGTTGGGATCGCATCACCTTGAGTAAAGGAGGTGCTATATGTAAAAGCATTTCCGTCTGTTGCCTGTGTTGCTGAGATAGTTCCAGGAGAATAGATGCCACTAGTAATAGTGCCAGCAGAGATAGCTCCTGATGTGCTGCCATCCGTAGTATTGATACCACTGCCTGAAATACTATAAGAATTGCCCACTCTTACGGCAGTTGATCTAGCAGCATCAACAGTCAGTTGAACACTAGAAGATTGTTTTGATACAAGTCCACCTGCTTGAGCAGCAGAGGCGGTCATCAGTAGCATAACGACAGGGATGAATTTTTTCATTCTTGTCTTGTGAGGGTGTCTGTTCCTATTTAGGCATGGTCCTCATTTGGGGATAACCGAACGTCCAATGTGATACAAACTTGCTAAATATTTTCGGTTGCCTTCGGGGACCACACAAACAAACTCGCTTTAATTAGGAGCATAATAAATGACGGGACTTAGAAAGTTCACGACGAAAGATCTTAATGCAGTGGTAGATGCTGCAGAAAAATACTCAGTAGGATTTGATGATCTGTTTTACAGACTACATTCCTACGGGATGGGAAGTGTTAATGAAGCATACCCTCCATATAATATTGTTCAAGAATCTAATGTTAAATGGAGAATTGAATTAGCACTGGCAGGGTGGGCACAGGATCAAATTGAAGTTACTACAGAGAGTAATGTTCTTTTAATCAGATCGATTGCACCAAAGAATAAAGGTGAGGAGGAATATGTACACAGAGGTATCTCCACTCGCACTTTTGCTAGAGGGTTTAACCTTTCAGATGATGTAGAAATTGGCACAGTCAGTTTTAATAATGGATTACTTGTGGTAGAATTACGGAAGATCATCCCTGAGCACCAGCAGTTAAAGGTTTATGAAATCCAAAATTCTCAACTACCTGAAAGTGATGGTGTGCCATCCAGCGACACACTATAATCTGATCACGATTGGAACGCTGATTGTAATCGGAGGATTACATAACTATGCTCACTATTCAATGAATATGGATGCAAATTCTTATGTTAGACAGTGGTGTAGATCATCAGCAGAAAACAAAAAGACCTGTATCAGTTATGGTGGAAACATGGACTACTAATCAACCTATATAATGTACAACTAAAGAGACCCTAGGGTCTCTTTTTATTTGGAGAATACTATGAATCATTACGTGAATTTGTGTCCACCATATACAGATAAACCTGAGACTCTTACCGTAGATCTTCCTCCTGAATATATGGATGAGTTTATGAGGATGGTTAATGTCATTGCGGATGAAAGAAATGTTACATCCCGCCGTGCCTTTGTGGACATGGTGAAGTTTACTTTTGAAAATTTAATGGAGAAAAGTTATGATCAAAATCGCAAGAATGCAAAACGGGGAAGACGTAATTGCTAATGTGAAAGAAATTCGGGAGAATGCTCAGTCTTCAGTTGCACTTGCATATGAATTTGAAGATTCATTCAGTGTTATGATTCAGAGACCCGTTGGAGATATGTTTTTGGTAGAAGAGAATGAGGAATCTAGTTCTTCATTGGAATCTCTTAAAGATATGAAACTAGAATTCTTTCCTTGGGCACCTCTATCAACAGGTCGTAACATTGTTACACTGTTGTCTGTAGTGTCAATGTCAGAACCGCATGCTAATGTGCTTACAGGATATCAACAAGTCCTAGAGCAATACAAAACACTCAACCGCCCTAAAAATGATGCTGAAATTGATTATTCTCAAACACCACCCACAGACCTACTTGTTGGGGAAACTAACGGAGATGGATGATGAGCCAGGTCTCCTGTTGGAGGATTGTTATGCAATCTCACCTGAAAACGAATTGATACAGTACCCATTGCATACGGATCAGAGGTTTCTTTTCTTGACAACCTCTGATGTTATGACTATACTGGATCCATCCCCCACTATCGTGGTAAAGTACAAAGAGGTGAATGAGTAATTTTTATACTAGTCTCGTGCTCTTGGGAGATGACATTCTTTACCGTGGATATGAAAACGGACAGCCCGTTAAGTATCGCGAGAAGTCATCTCCCATTATGTTTATGGTGCCATCTGCACAAACTAAACCATCAGACTTCCATACTCTAGATGGACGACGTGCTTATCCTAAGCGTTTTGATGGTGCTCGTGAAGCACGAGAGTTTGTTAATCAGTACATGGATGCTGTGGGCATGGAAGTCCATGGATATGAAAGGTATGTCTATCAGCATATCGGTCAGAAGTTTCCTGGTGAAATTGATTATGACATGTCTAAGATGAAGATCTATACGATTGACATTGAGGTTGCATGTGAGAATGGTTTCCCTGATGTGCAAGCATCGGCAGAGGAAATGCTTTGTATTACTATCAAGAATTTTAATACTAAGGAAACTATTACTTGGGGCACTAGAGAGTTTGTTACTCCTAAGGATGTTGAGTATCGTGTCTTCTGGACAGAGCATGAGATGCTAGCAGATTTCCATGCATGGTGGGTCCATAATACCCCTGATATTGTGACAGGTTGGAATTGTAATTTCTATGATATTCCATACATTTGCCGCCGTATTGAAAGGGTATTGGGAGAGAAGTGGAAGAAGAGTCTCTCGCCTTGGAATAGGGTGATTGATCGGGAGATTAAGGTTAAAGGTAGGACTAACCTTGCATATGAGTTGACAGGTATCAATATTCTTGATTACATGGATCTCTACAAGAAGTTTACCTACACCAATCAGGAATCATATCGTCTCGATCATATTGCTATGGTTGAGTTGGATGATAATAAGTTGGACCACTCGGAGTTTGAAAACTTCAAGGACTTCTATACATCTGATTGGCAACGTTTTGTTGAATACAACATCCATGATGTGAATCTAGTTGATAAACTAGAAGACAAGATGAAACTCATTGAGTTGGCAGTTGCCATGGCATTTGATGCTAAGGTTAACTTTGAAGATGTATACTCGCAAGTACGTATGTGGGATACTTTGATCTATAATGATCTTACTAAACGCAACATTGTTGTCCCTCCTAAACTAACTTCTAAGAAGGATGAAAAGTATGAAGGTGCGTATGTTAAAGACCCTATTCCAGGATTGTATGACTGGGTTGTTTCTTTTGACCTCAACTCACTATACCCTCACCTCATTATGCAATACAACATCTCGCCAGAGACGTTGGTTGAGAGGAGACACCCTACGATAACTGTCGATAAAATTCTAAATCAAGAGTCAACTTTTGATAGTGAATATGCCGTGTGTGCTAATGGTGCTCAATATCGTAAAGACATTCACGGATTTCTTCCCCAAATGATGCAGAGGATTTATGATGAAAGGACCATTTACAAGAAACGAATGCTGGTCTCTAAGCAGAATCTCGAAAATGCCACCACACCTGCAGAGACCTTGGCACTACAAAAGGATGTGTCAAAATTCAACAACATCCAAATGGCAAGAAAGATCCAACTCAACTCTGCCTATGGTGCCATTGGAAACCAATACTTCAGATACTACTCTTTGGCAAATGCTGAAGCGATTACCCTCTCGGGTCAGGTCTCGATTCGGTGGATCGAAGACCGAATGAATGAATACTTAAATAAACTATTGAAAACTGAGGATGTTGACTATGTTATTGCTTCTGATACTGATTCCATTTATCTCAATCTGGGTCCTTTTGTACACGAGGTATTCAAGGGCAGAGAGGCGAGCGATGAGAGTATTGTTAGGTTCCTTGACAAGGTGTGTGAAGTGGAATTTGAGAAGTATATACGAAATTCTTATGAAACGTTGGCAACCTATGTAAGTGCTTATGATCAGAAGATGTTTATGAAGCGTGAGAATATCGCTAACAAGGGCATCTGGACTGCTAAGAAGCGATACATTCTTAACGTGTGGAATAGTGAAGGTGTCCAGTATGCTGAGCCGAAACTCAAGATGATGGGCATCGAAGCAGTTAAGTCTTCTACTCCTGCACCCTGCCGCACAGCAATTAAGGAAGCACTTAATGTTATTATGACAGGAAGTGAGGAAGCAACTCAAAAATTTATTAAAAACTTCCGTAAGGAATTTGAATCTATGGCACCAGAAGATATTGCTTTCCCTAGGGGATGTAATAATATCGCAAAGAATTCTTCTCCTGTTACTATCTACGGTAAGGCATGCCCTATACATGTGCGGGGAGCACTTCTATATAATTTTTGGATCAAGAAAAAGAAGTTGTCCCACAAATATCCTTTGATTCAAGAGGGTGAAAAGATCAAGTATCTGCACTTGAGGACACCTAACAAAATTAATGAGAATGTAGTATCTTTCTTTCAAACACTCCCTAGGGAGTTTGGTCTTGACAACTCAGTTGATTATGACCAACAGTTTACAAAGAGTTTCCTAGATCCTCTCAAGAAAATTCTCGATAATATCGGGTGGAAAGCAGAACAAGTAAACACATTAGAGGCACTTTGGTCATGAATTTTTTATCGGACATTGTAAAAGAAATTGATAATGAATATGCTGGTTTAGTTTCTGACGGCGTATCGGCAGGTGATACAACTGCTTACATTGATACTGGATCCTACATCTTTAATGCTCTAGTATCTGGATCTATATACGGTGGTATTCCATCGAATAAAATTACAGCAATTGCTGGCGAGTCCTCGACTGGTAAAACTTTTTATTGTCTTGGTATTGTTAAGCATTTTCTTGAGACTGATCCTGATGCAGGTGTAATTTATTTTGAATCTGAGTCTGCCATCTCTCGTGAGATGATTGAAACGAGAAACATTGACAGTAAGCGTATGGTTGTTGTGCCTGTCACTACGGTACAAGAGTTTAGATTGCAAGCAATTCGTATACTTGATAAGTATCTTGAGCAACCTGCAGATAAACGCAAACCTTTGTTGTTTGTGCTTGACTCCTTAGGTATGCTATCAACTACTAAGGAGATTGAAGACTCTGAAGCAGGTAAAGAGACCAGAGATATGACCCGTGCTCAGGTGGTCAAGTCTATTTTCCGTGTGCTAACCCTAAAACTAGGTAAAGCAAACGTGCCTATGATTGTTACTAATCATACTTATGATGTTGTTGGTGCATATGTCCCTACCAAAGAGATGGGTGGTGGTAGTGGTCTGAAATATGCTGCTTCTACTATCATCTATCTGGGTAAGAAGAAAGAAAAAGATGGCACCGATATTGTAGGTAATATCATCAAAGCAAAGACAGCAAAGTCTAGACTGACAAAAGAGAATACTACAGTTGAAACTAGATTATTCTATGATGATAGAGGACTTGATCGATACTATGGACTCTTGGAGTTGGGTGAAAAGTATGGAGTATTTGATCGTGTTGGTAATCGTATCAAGATTGATGGATCCTCTGTCTATCCTAAAACTATTCTTGCCGACCCTGAGAAATACTTCACACCTGAAATTATGGCACAACTAGATAAGGCAGCTGAGCAGGAGTTTTGTTATGGATCTTAAGAATTTTATTAAAGTCTACGATGACGTTCTTGATGAAAATCTTTGTAGGAATATCATTTATAATTTCGATAAAGATAGTAATAAAGTTTTAATGGATGAGCCTGCAATTAAATTTGCAGCATTGAATATGACAGACTTAGCAGAAAATGCTAATGATCATGAGTGGGGTATCATGCAGAATCAGATCGTTACTGCATTGAAAGCATGTGGTCAGCAATACATCATTGATGTTGACTGTGAGAAATATATGCCGCAGAAGAATGGTTTAGAGCAAATCAAAGTTGTAAAATACTCTGCTAATGATGGTAAGTTTGACGAGCATATTGATGTGGGTGACTATCCATCTGCTCGTAGGTTTCTCACATATTTCTGCTATCTGAATGATGTTGAAGATGGGGGAGAAACATATTTCAAATACTGTGACTATGCAGTCAAAGCAAAACGTGGTAGGATAGTCATGTTTCCACCAACATGGCAATACCCACATGCAGGAATCACTCCTAAGAGTGATGACAAGTACATTCTCACCACTTATCTACATTATCAATGAGCTTAAAGATCGAAGAAGTTGCACTAAGTAAGTTAATTCTCCAAGAAGATTACTGTCGTAAAGTGCTACCCTTCCTTAAGGATGAGTACTTTGACATGCTTACTAATCGTATACTATTCAACACCTTGAGTGAGTATATTAGTGAGTATGATACTACACCAGAGCCCAATGCATTAAAGATCGAAGTTGAAAAACGTCGTGATATTAGTGAAGAAGTTTTCCATGACATTGAAAAATTTTTAGATAACCTAGATCACGATCAATACAATGAAGATTGGTTAGTTGCCACCACAGAAAAGTGGTGTAAAGAACGTGCTATATACTTGGCACTAATGGAGTCGGTTAAGATCGCAGACGGTCAAGACCAGACTCGTAGTAAAGACGCCATTCCTCACATCATGAGTGAGGCACTTGGGGTGTGTTTTGATGACCATGTAGGACACGATTACATTCAAGATGCCAATGACCGATATGACTTCTATCATAGAACCGAAGAGAAGATCCCCTTCGATATCGAATATCTCAACAAAATCACAAAAGGTGGTTTACCTAACAAAACTCTTAATATCGCGCTTGCTGGTACAGGTGTCGGCAAGTCTTTATTCATGTGCCATGTCGCTAGCTCCGTGCTGCTCCAAGGGAGAAACGTTCTCTATATTACAATGGAGATGGCAGAAGAGCGCATTGCTGAAAGAATTGACGCCAACCTTTTGGACCTCCCGATCCAACAACTGAGTGACCCTATCTTCACTAAGGATCACTATACGGCTAGAATGGATAGGTTGAAGAAAAAGACTCAGGGTAAACTTGTTATTAAAGAATACCCCACTGCTTCTGCTCATGTTGGACACTTCAAGGCACTCTTAAATGAGTTGTCTTTGAAGAAAGGATTTCAACCTGATATTATTTTCATTGACTATCTAAACATTTGTGCTTCATCTCGATATAAAGGCACTATTGTTAACTCATATACCTATGTGAAAGCAATTGCTGAGGAGTTGAGGGGACTTGCTGGTGAGCATAATGTCCCTATCGTTTCTGCTACCCAAACCACTCGTAGTGGTTATGGTAATAGTGATGTGGATATTACAGACACATCGGAATCCTTCGGACTTCCAGCCACTGCTGACCTTATGATTGCTCTTATTTCTACAGAAGACATGGAGCAGATGGGTCAGATTATGGTCAAGCAATTGAAGAATAGATATAATGACCCTACAGTATTCAAACGTTTTGTTGTTGGTATTGACAGGGCGAAGATGAGGTTGTATGATTGTGATCAGTCTGAGCAAGACGATATTATCGATGCTGGTAACATCGGTAGTGCAGGATCAACCTTTACCGAGACCAAAGAAAAATTCACAGGATTCAAGATTTAATTATGACCGAGATTAATTACACTAATGATGCTAACGATAGTGGTGCAGCAGACGCCGCCGCTGAAGAAATTAATAGTCGAGCACGGGACAAGGTTGAAGCAGCAGTAGAAGGTGCTAAGGAAGTTTCTGACGACGTTCCTCAAAGTGCAGAAGAATTGTTGGGTGATGATTATCTTCAAGGTGCTCCTAGGTCTAAGAAGCGTTTGAAAGAGCGTCTTAAGGATCGTGATGATAAAGCAGATTCTAAGGTCCCACAAAAGTTTACTGTCGATTTGGATAAGTATGCTTCGTTTGTTGATCGTGTTACTTCAGATCCCAGCAAAGATCTGAATACTCTGATTGAAAGGTATCGGGAGTTGGATAAAGCAAAGTGTAATATTGCACGTCTAGATACTGCTGCTTCTGGTATCTCTGCTGAAGGTGGTGAATTTGCAGAGATTGTTAAGAAGATTAAGTTTCAAGGCAAACCCTATGATGATGCAAACAAAGAGCATCTGACAAAGGAGTTGGGTGATATCATGTGGTATGTTGCTCAAGCATGTCTTGCTTTGGATGTGCGTCTGGATGAAGTCCTTTATATTAATACTTTGAAGTTGGCTGCTCGCTACCCTCAAGGTATGTTTGATGTTGGATACTCTGAGAATCGTGTCCCTGGTGATATCTGATGCTCTCCCTCTGGATCCATCTGAGGACATTTTTTACAGTAGTAGTTGTGAGTTGTGCTCATCCTACTAACTGGAATCAATGTATTAGGGTGGATCAGTGGTTACTTCCAGACTTGATATCTGGATATGAAATTTGGTCTGGTAAAACAAAACCATATCAAGATGAAAAAGACTATCTAAAAAGTATTGATAAATAATTAGGTAGAATTTCTCTAATAGATGGCAACCCTATCAGGCAAGTCAACATCTGGAGAAAGTGCATTCGATAAGTATGTCAAAAACAACAGCATGTGGAAAGACCTCACGCTGAAAGTCGAAGACAAAATGAATGCTACTTTCTTCAAAACAAACAAGAAAGATACTCATGGTGTGCTGGAAGCAGGCACTGAGTTTAAGTTGGCAGGCAATTCCGAAGACACTGTTGGTAGGTTGAAAGTTGCCAAAGTAAAAGTAGGATCCAAGACAGGGTATGTTGCCCTCAATAAAATCAGGAAACCTACAAAAACAAATGTCATGGCAGCAGAAGAAGCTGCTATCAAGGACTTAGATAAACTCATTAAGGACCTAGTTAAACAACTGGGTCCTATTAAAATATGTACACCTAGTGGGGATTTCCCAAACTGTGTAGGTGTCAAAAACATTACTGAGAAGGTCTTGGGTAGAGAAGCGAAGGCAGACTTTGCCATTGTTAATTCCAAAGGAGAGGATGTAATCTTCATCTCACATAAGAAGGCAGGTGGTCCTGCAGCATATCAGCAATATGGTGGTGTCTCTCCTAAGTCTGGTAGTGCTAGTAATCCAACTCTTATCTATGATGATCCTGAAGTTAAAAACTTCCTGAGAAAAGTTGCTGGGTATATCGTTGAAGGCAAACTAAGCAATCCAGTGTATTCCTATGTGTCAAATAAAGACCTAATCAATAAGTCTGTTTACGGACCTTCATATGGTGGCAAGTATGGTATTGATAATGTGAATATGATTGCTCAAGGTAACCCCATACTCAAACCCAAGAGGGGAGAGGAAGCATGTTTCAACTTAAACTTCTCTGATCATGTCTCTTGGAATGGTGACACACAGTACTTTTCTACTGGTGGATACCGTGCAGCATTCGCTGCTACATACAGGGCAGGCAGAGGATTTGATATCGATGGCAAACGTTTCAGTGGAGCCCGTGTGGCAATCTACCCAGTGGCACTCGTAAGTAACCGCAGCGGCGCAGAGGAGATATAATAAGGTCATGGCAAAAAACACACACCTAGAGCACCTAGAAGACGACATCTTTAACCAAGGATACGCTGGTGCTACCAACGCTCTCAACTTTCTGCAGTCCCTCAGGGACATGCTGTCTTCTGGAAAGGGTGGTAACAACACTAAGGTGACTGTCAAGTGGGACGGTGCTCCTGCTATTATCTGTGGCACTGACCCTGAGACTGGTCTCTTCTTTGTAGGTAACAAGTCTGTCTTCAACAAGACAACCCCTAAGATTTGTTATTCTCATGCTGACATTGACCACTGGTATAGTGGTAGTCTTAATCCGATCATGAAGCAGTGTCTAGACCAGTTGAAGAAGGTGCCCATTAAGGGAGTTGTGCAGGGAGATCTGCTCTATACTAAACGTCCTGATGTCATTGCGATGAGGGGACAACCATGCTACAGATTCAAACCCAACACCATCACTTATGTGATTCCTAAGTACTCTGAGTTGGGTAAGAAGGTTGCTTCTAGTAAGCTGGGTATCGTATTTCACACCACATATTCAGGTGATACTATTGGTGAAATGAGTGCTGGATTCGGTGTCAATGTCAGTGGTATGCAGGGAGTCAAAGATGTTGCTGTCTTCTCATCTACCTTTGAGAATGTCAACGGCATGGCAAATCTAACCCCTGGTGAGGTTAATAATTTGAATCGATCCATTGCTGCTGCAGATAGATCTCTGAAGATGGGTAGGAAATTCTTAGATGACATACAGAAAACAGAAGGTCCACAGTCATTCTCTCCCCCTGCATTATTCAAGGTATATTTTAATCAAGTTATTCGTGGTGGTAATACAGTCCCTGATGCCAATGGTATTGCTGCAGGGTATGGTGCCTTTGTAATTAAAAAGTATGATGAGGAGATTAAGAAGAAAAAAACTGAGAAAGCACAGAAGGAATGGAATGATCGTAAAACTAAAGCTCTGTCTTATCTAAATAGTAATAAGTCTGTAATGATCCACGCACTCAGTGGATTCAAAGGACTCATTTCTGCTAAGGAGCAGGTGATTAATAAACTTAATAAGATTGAGGGTGTTGGCACCTTCCTAGAAGATGAGAATGGTTACCGTGTCACGAGTCCTGAGGGATTTGTTGCCATCAAAGATGGCACTGCTATCAAACTCGTCGATAGATTAGAATTTTCTAGAGCAAACTTTACCGTAGCAAAAGACTGGGGCAAATGAAATTTATTCAATTTTTGAAAGAAGCAACAAAAACTGCTACTAAGAAACCTGCTACTTCATCGAAGGGTGCTAAATCATCTTCCGCACAAAGTAAACAATTAGAAGACAAACATGTCGCCATTACTTTTGGTAGGTTTAATCCTCCCCACGCTGGTCATGGTAAGTTACTGGATGCGGTCAAAGCGCACTCGGGCGACTCGGGTAATTACCGTATCTACCCCAGCCGAAGCCAGGACCATAAGAAAAATCCTCTACATCCTAATCAAAAAGTAGATCATATGCGTAAGATGTTTAAGCATCACGCAGACAAGATTCAAAACAACGAAGCACACAAGAATATCTTTGATGTTCTTAGAGACTTGCATGATGAAGGTCATGAGCATGTCACTATGGTGGTTGGTGATGATCGAGTAAAGGAATTTGAAAAACTTACATCCAAATATAATGGTAAGCACTATGCTTTCAAGTCCATTAATATTAAGTCTGCTGGCGCTAGGTCTGATGACTCCGATGATCCTATTGAAAATCTTTCTGCCAGCAAGATGCGAGACCATGCTCAATCTGGGGATCATGATTCCTACCATGCTGGTATGCCCAAAGGATTCAGCGCAAAGCACAGTAAAGCAATGATGGATGATGTCATCAAAGGTATGACACCACCACCGAAAGCGAGTAAAAAGAAAAGTGAAATTCATGAGCAATCTGTTTGGGAGTATGCTCCCATATTAGATTATGAGGCATTCCGTGATCACTACATGCTCGATCACATCTTTAAGGTGGGGGCTATTGTAGAGCATGATGATAGTGGTGTCCGTGGTGAAGTTATACATCGGGGACCAAATTATATTATTTTTAAAGATCAGTATGATGGACAACATCGTGCATGGTTGCAGCATATAACAGAAGTTGCTACTTCAGATCCTATTGCCAGAAATCAATCAAACAAATCTGCCGATGATGGCAGTGGAAATACTTGGAAGATTGGCACTGATGCTTACCGAGAGGCATTACAAAACATGACTCCTGGTCAAGCAACCAAAAAGTTTTGTGATTTTAATCATGAGATTAGAAATATCTCCGTATCTAAATAGTAATATCGAAAACCATTCGACCAAAAACAATGACCTTAGAAATTCTTGTATCTTCTGCCTTGATGTCTTACACGATGGAAGAGCAGACCAAAATCCTTGCTTCAATTGAAGCTGGCACAGAATCTGATCTCCCGTCCAAGAGATTGAAAGAGGGTGCTGAGAAAGTAACAGAGATCTTTGATGACTGGGAGCCTACCATTGAAGGGTATGCTGGATTCCCTGTTGACAAGGATCAAATTCAGAAAAAGAAAGAAAAGTTTTCTGATGACCGTAATGTAGGTCGTGTTGTCCAGTCTGGTGGATCCTCCTTTGTCATTACTGGTAAGAAATCAGATGGTCGTTATATTGTTGTAGGTAAGAAAGGCGAGAAGTCTGCTAAAGATCCTGGTGATATTGGTCTCAACATGCAGCGTGAAGCAATTGGTATTGATATCGAAGATCTTCATCAGCAAATGCTTGAAGTTAAGATGGATGGCAAAGATGATAATGGGTTTACCTCCTGCTGGAAAGGATACAAGAAGCAAGGCACCAAGAAAAAGGGTGGTAAAGAAGTTAACAATTGTGTCAAAGAAGAAGAGTTGGGTGAACTCTACAAAGGTAAGCACGGTCAGACTGAGAAGCAGTATCAAGATGGTCGCTCTGATGCTGGTAAGATGATCTCTGGTGACTCTAAGTCCAGTGGATCTAAGTATGCTCAGGGTAGAAGAACTGGTAGCGATGCTGGTCCTCAACCTGCTGGTGGTTCTAAGAAACCTGCAAGTCAGGGTAAGATGGACAGAGGATCACGCATTGATCTTCAGTTCCGTAAAGCAGCACTGAAGAAAGAAGAGCAGGATTTTCTGACTAAACTGTCTGATTCTGGACTGTTTACTGAAGCAGAATTGTTGAGCATGGTGGAGGGTATGCAATGAAACCCAACGGCAAGAGTAGTGAAGATTCATATCTAAAAACCTCTAAGAAAGGAAACGTAATTATCAATCCTAAGAAAGAAGATCTCATGTCTGAAAATTTAAGAAAGCGCCTACAGGGAAGCGTTGCTGACTTGAAAGAAGCAGCAAAGAAGAAATCAAAAGAGAAGCACATCGCTGCTGCTAAAGCAGGTAAGCGTTGGCAAGACTCTGACGGCGATGGCAAATGGTATGAGCCTGGTCAGGATGTCAAAAAGGAAGAGTGTGATGCTACTCCTGAAGATATGAAGGCACCTAAGTCTGATGACTCAGAAGCAAAAACAAAATCGAAAGATCGCATGAAGCAGAAGATGATTCAGGCAACGGTCGATCATGATCGTAAAGCTAAGGGCATGAAGTAAGATATATAGATCAGAGTATCTATTGTCTGACCATGCTATCTTTTCTACTACCACTGGCATCGAAAATCATTTCTGATGCTGTTGCAAAAGTCCCTGATAATGAAGAACTTGGCGAGAAACTAGTCGAGATTTGTTTGATCATCCTCAAGAAAGCAGTTACTCTGACCAAGACTGATATGGATGACAAACTTCTTGCCGTTGTTGAGCAATCAATCAACAGTCGCAAGGCGTGATACTTAGGGGGCGGAAGCCCCTTTTATTATAAATAAATATACTGGAATTAACGGAGTAAACCATGTCTCTTTACGGGAGAACTGACAGTAACGCAAATAAAACTCAAGCAGGACTCGCCCGTGGTAACGGTAGCGGATCCGTTTCCGAGACAATTGTGTTTATTGATGCTGCAGAAGCAGAGTTAAACGAGAATAAGACTCGGGGACTTTGTAGTCCTGGTTGGTGGGCATACAGCACTTACACCACTGCCAATGGTGACACTCGCCATAAGGCAGAGCAACTTGCCTTCATCTCTAATCCTGATGGCACCGAGACACAAACAGATGACACCATCGCAGCAGACGTTGCATCTGCTGTAACAGTTTCAGCACAACCTGCTAATTCTACTTCTTCCTCTGGCGCTGGTACATTCACCCTTACCACAACTACCACAGGCACACCTGGTGCTCTGTCTTATGTCTGGCAACGTCAGACCGCAGCAGCAACGACCCGTTGGGTTAACATTACTGCATCTCTTGACGCTGGTGTAACTTATGCAGACTTCACGACCGCAACTCTTGCTTACAGTGGTCTCGCTGCTGACACTCTGGACGGCTATAAGTATCGCGTCAAGATTACCTCAGCGGGTGGCACGGAAGAAGTGATCACCGATGGTGCAGCGACATTGACATTCGGCACATAATATTAACTGATTCGTAATGCATTTTGAAAATCTAGATGAAAAAAATTATTTAATGTTTGCTATTAAGCATTACGATAATCCACAATCAGTTACAGTTGACGATTTCATGGAGGACATGAAAAAGTTTAAGTATCTTAAACGGTTACTTAAACGATATACTAAGACTCGGGTCCTCCGTGTTAACTTAATACTAAATCACCTTATTATTCTTTTCAATGTATTTAATGATGGGACTATTCCATTATTAATGTACAAATTAGAAGAAGAATATTGGTCAATCATCAAGACATTCTTAATTTATCTGGAGAGATATCCAGAGATTGCAGGGTGTCTTTCTAATGTAAGTATCGACACTGAAGTTGCTCTGCAACTTAGAAGCATATGAATGAAGAAGCGCCAACTATGTCTGCAGGTGATGGTGGTTTCAGCGGATCCGCTGATCCCCAAGGTCCCGTATCGGGATTTGATCCAATGCTAACCAAGAAAGGTCCGAAGAAAAGGCGTAGGTATGCTATGTCTCAGAAGGACATGGTTAAGACGGAGGGTCAAGAGGCAAGCACATACTATCCGTTTCTAATTTCTTATGATGGGGCGGAGCAATATGTGCTATACAATAAATCTGAATCTGCATTGAAGATTGAACTGAGAAAGATTTATCGCCCAGAAAATTTTAAGAAGTTAAAAGTTAAAAGACTATATCCTAATGATGTTATTAAATTTTATTGGAATAAAAGACAAAAGGCACTAGGGATAGAATAATGTCAGATATAAACTCTGCTATTTTAGAAAGACTAGAAAGAGTAGTTGATTCGTTGCAGGATAATTCTGTAAAGATGGGTCAACTACTTGCTGTACATAATGAAAAATTATCTACACAGAGTGAAGTTGATGGAATTCTATTTGAAAAAATAGATAGACTTCATTCAGATCTCACTAAGGAGACAGACATAATCAAGAAAGGATGTGAGAGAGACATTCGTCTTGTAGATAATAGACTCAGGGAAATGGAGAAAAAGATGTGGACAGTTGCAGGTGCATTGACTGTGATCTCAGTCATAATCAGTTCGCCAGGTCAAGCATTGCTGCGTACCTTGACAGATGATAAAACTTCGGTTAAGATACCTGAAGTGAGATCTAGTAAATGGACTACGTTGAGGACAAATACGTCAGGTTTCTCAGCACACGTCTAGAGAAATTTAAACATGTAAAGAATGGTCTTTACAATTTCAGGTGCCCATACTGTGGAGATTCCCAGAAGCACAAGAATAAAGCAAGGGGATACTTTTTCTTAAAAAAATCAGAGTATATTTTCAAGTGCCATAACTGTAGCACTGGTAGATCTCTGTCTAATTTTTTAAAAGATCATGCTCCTGATCTCCATGACCAATTCATCATGGAGAAGTATAAGAATGGCACCACAGGGCGTGGAAGGTATACTCCCAATCCAGAATATAAGTCTGCAAAACCACACTTCGCTAATAAGGTATCAAACCTAACACCAATCACAGAGCTAAATAGTGAGCATCCAGCAAGGGCATACCTAGAGGGTAGGAAAATTCCTCAGAATAAACTACAGTCTTTATATTATACTGATAGGTTTAAGCGTTGGGTCAATACACAAAAACCAAACTCTTTTGACAATCTTCAGAATGATAGACCTAGAATTATTATCCCTTTCATAGATTCAGATGGCAACTGGTTTGGTATTCAGGGTAGATCTCTGTCTCCAAATGCAACGCTACGATACATAACCATTATGTTTGACGATAGACTCAAACTATATGGACAAGATCAAATTAATCCTGAGGAAACTGTTTATGTCACGGAAGGACCCTTCGACTCCCATTTCATTGACAACTCTGTTGCTATGTGTGGCAGCGATGTTGACCACCGCTCTCTTGATTATCGATATAGGGTCTGGGTATACGATAATGAACCCAGAAACACGCAGATCGTGCAGAGGCTCGAGACTACTATAAGAAACAAAGAGCAGGTGGTAATCTGGCCAAGTCAGATAAAACAAAAGGACATCAATGACATGGTGTTAGCTGGACTAGATGTCCAAAGTATAGTAAAATCGAATACCTATTCAGGTATGGAAGCACAAGTTAAGTTTATTCAGTGGAAAAAAGTATGAGTGGGATCAGTGTTGTTAAGCGTAGTGGTGGAGTTGAAGCACTCCATCTAGAAAAAATTCATGTGATGGTAGAGCACGCTTGTAAAGATCTTGCAGGTGTATCTGAATCACAAGTTGAAATGAATGCCAATCTCCAATTCTTTGATGGTATTAAGACGGAAGATATTCAAGAGATTCTTATTCGATCTGCTAATGATTTGATATCATTAGAAGCACCAAACTATCAATTCGTCGCAGCACGTTTGCTTTTGTTTGGTCTTCGTAAGTCTGTGTATGGAGATCATCCAGACTTCCGTCCATACTTACATGACCATGTTATGGATTGTGTTGACAAGGGAATCTATGACAGCAGTATTCTTGATAAGTATACTGATGATGAGTGGACTGAAATCGATTCTATGATCGATAACAGTAGAGATTTCCTGTTTACTTATGCTGGACTGAGACAAGTTTCTGATAAATATCTTGTTCAAGATCGTAGTAATGGTAAAGTCTTTGAGACACCGCAACAGATGTATATCATGATTGCTCTGACTCTCTTCAGAGACTATCCACAAGAGACGAGACTAGAATACATTAGGAAATATTACGATGCCATCTCCAGACACAGAATCAACATTCCAACCCCCGTCATGGCAGGAGTGCGAACGCCTCTCCGTCAGTTTGCGAGTTGTGTTCTCGTTGATGTTGATGACACCCTCGATAGTATCTTTAGCAGTGATATGGCTATTGGTTACTACGTTGCACAACGCGCAGGAATCGGTATCAACGCAGGTAGAGTCCGTGGCATCAACTCTAAAATCAGAGGCGGAGAGGTACAGCACACAGGCGTGGTCCCCTTCCTTAAAAAGTTTGAATCAACTGTACGATGCTGCACTCAAAACGGCATCAGAGGTGGTTCTGCTACAGTTCACTTTCCTATCTGGCACCAAGAAATAGAAGACATCCTAGTCCTTAAGAATAATAAGGGCACTGAAGATAATCGCGTGAGGAAACTTGACTACTCAATCCAAATTTCAAAACTATTCTATGCACGTTTCATCGACAACAAAGAGATTTCACTTTTCAGTCCTCATGATGTCCCTGGTCTTTATGATACTTTCGGGACTGATGACTTTGACAGTCTCTACTGTGCTTACGAATCAGATGCTGGAATCCCTCGCACCACAATCGGAGCTCAAGAGCTCTTCTTAAGTCTCTTGAAAGAAAGAGCAGAGACAGGTCGTATTTACATCATGAATATTGATCACTGCAACAGTCACTCCTCCTTTAAAGATAAGGTGAATATGAGTAACCTCTGCCAGGAGATCACTTTACCTACAGATCCTATCCGTCATATTGATGATTCTGATGGTGAGATTGCTCTTTGTATTCTTTCTGCTATTAATGTAGGTAAGATTTCTAAACTGGATGAGTTGGAAAACCTTTGTGATCTCGCTGTGAGGGGTCTAGAAGAGTTGATTGATTACCAAGACTACCCTGTCTCTGCAGCACGTCGTAGCACCCTTGCACGACGCTCTCTAGGCATTGGATTTATCGGTCTAGCACACTACCTAGCAAAGAATGGTGAGCATTATGATGATCCTAAGGCTCATAAATTAGTTTATGATCTTACTGAATCATTCCAATACCATCTTCTGAAGTCTTCTAACCAGATTGCTAGAGAGAAGGGTCCATGTGAAGCATTCCATAGGACTAAGTATTGTGATGGAATTCTTCCAATTGATACTTATAAAAAGGAAGTAGATGAAATTGTATCGCCAGAATTAAATTATGATTGGGAGAGTCTTCGCGCATCTATCAATGAGTACGGACTGCGACACAGCACACTGTCCGCACAGATGCCTTCGGAGAGCAGCTCCGTTGTGTCAAATGCAACCAATGGAATTGAACCACCTAGAGCATACCTGTCCGTTAAAAAATCAAAGAAGGGACCTCTTAAGCAGATTGTTCCGTCTTTCACCACATTGAAGAATAACTATACTCTTCTATGGGATATGAAATCTAATGAAGGGTATATTAAGATCGTTGCAATTATGCAGAAGTTCTTCGATCAGGCAATCAGTGGAAACTGGAGTTACAATCCTGAAAATTATCCAAACAATGAAGTCCCACTGACTGTAATGGCAAATGATCTTTTAACTACATATAAGTATGGTTGGAAGACCTCTTATTATCAGAATACTTATGATAATAAAAAAGACGGGGAAGAAGAACCTGTAGTAACATCTGATACTAACAGTATTCTTTCTGAGATTGAATCTATGGGAGAAGAATCTGAATGTGATGCCTGCAATGTCTGATGCTCCAAGAATAGTAACACTTGAATTAACAAAAGATCTGCAAGAGGACTTCGAGTCCTGGCTTGCAGTGTGTGACTCATTTGGTATTAATCCACGAATCAATAGTTTTTTAAATTACGTCAATAATTTTGGCACCAACGCACAACCAAAGGAGACTACATGGGAGTAACGGTATTTAACGACAAGAAGGTCAACACTAAAAAGCAACCTATGTTTTTTGGTGCTCCTCTTGGAATGCAAAGATACGATGAATACAAGTATCCAGATTTTGATAAGTTGACACAAACTCAACTTGGATATTTCTGGAGACCTGAAGAAGTTTCTTTGCAGAAAGATAGGGCAGACTATAAAACTCTTTCAGATCAACAGAAGCATATCTATACATCAAATCTTAAATACCAAATCCTTCTAGACTCAGTGCAAGGTCGTGGTCCTGGAATGGCATTCTCTCCATACTGCTCATTGCCTGAGTTGGAAGGTGCTATGGGTGTATGGGAATTCATGGAGCAGATTCACTCCAGATCATATACTCATATTATCAAAAACATTTATCCTGATCCTTCAGAAGTATTTGATTCTGTCTTGGATAATGATAAGATCCTCTCTCGTGCTAAGTCTGTATGTAAAGCATACAATGAATTCATAGATGCTGCTACTGAGTGGGCAGCAGGTGATATGTGGAGTGAAGATTGGATTGGTTCACCAACTCGTGACATCACACTTAAGGAAGTAAAGCGTAAACTTTACCTTGCTATTGCCAATGTCAATATCTTGGAAGGTATTCGTTTTTATGTTTCTTTCGCTTGCAGTTTTGCATTTGGTGAGCTCAAACTTATGGAAGGATCTGCCAAGATCATTTCTCTCATTGCAAGAGACGAATCTCAACATCTTGTATTGACTCAAAAGATTATGAAGAAGTGGATAGAGGGTGATGATCCCGACATGCAAGTGATTGCAGGAGAGGAGAAAGAGAATGTCCGTAAGATGTTTATAGATGCAGTGGAGCAAGAGAAAGAGTGGGCAAATTATTTGTTTGCTGAGGGATCTATGATTGGTCTTAATGAAAGACTACTAGCACAATATGTTGAGTGGGTTGCTAACCGTCGTATGAAAGCGATTGGTATTGATCCAGTTTATGATATCCCTGCTAAAAATAATCCCCTACCATGGACTGAGCATTGGTTGAATAGTAAAGGTCAACAGAATGCTCCTCAGGAAACTGAGATTGAGTCCTATATTGTTGGGGGCATCAAACAAGATGTGGAAGCAACTACTTTCTCGGATTTTAAATTATAAGAAGTGCTTTAATAATGGGGAGGAAAAGAAGTTGGGAAAAGAAAGTGCCAGGATCACCTGGCCAGGACCCGACCAGTGGTATACGGGACCACTTGAAGTTTTTGTGCAGTCTGAAGCAAGAGTTGAAGAGGGTAAGACCACTAAAAAGAAGAGCACGAAGTCGAAAAAAAGGAAAACTTGATAAATAGTATTGGATGGTGTATACTATCCATACGTTCATCCATGGTGGTATTCGTTATGCACATAGCATAGAAAGACGCCACAGGACGCAAGTAAGTCGCGGAACGGAGCCGTTCATCCCATGCTAGAATTATTATTCTATTCATCACTCACATGTGCTCAAGCTGATGCAGTTATGCTTCGGATGAGAACAAATGAGAATCTTCCTCCAGAAATGAAGGTAGAATTGATTGAGGTCATGAAGGAATCAACACCTGATTGCTACCCTTGGGACGCACACGACTGAAGGAACGGGGTTTAACCACCTCACTTTCAGGAGTACATAACATGACACAGATCACATACCGAGGACAACAGTACAACGCTGAAACTTACAAGGCAAAGGTACTGTCAGAGCAAACCCAAACTCGCAATCACGATCTTATGTATCGTGGTGTTAAGGTCGAGCGTAAGTATGCAGTTGCATCGCGATAAGCGATCCACGTAGTGACTAAATAGAGAGACCCCACAAGGGGTCTTTTTTAATAGAGTATGTGTAAATGAAACCTCAAAGTGCGAAAGCTAAAGGAAGGAATTTCCAGAAATGGGTTAGGGACATGTTGATAGAGCACAGGGATGTCCACCCAGAAGACATAGAATCTAGATCTATGGGTGCAGGTGGAGAAGATCTAATCATGGCAAGAGATGCCAGAAAGAAATTTCCATTCAGTATTGAGTGTAAGAATGTAGAGAAACTCAATGTATACGATGCATACGATCAGGCAACTGCCAACTCAGGAGACTATGAGCCCATTCTTTTTATGAAAAAGAATCGTAAGAAGGCTCTGGTTGTAGTGGATGCCGAATGGTTTATTAAAAATTTTAAGGGTTGACCTGATCTTATTCTTCATATATAATTGAAGAGTTACGCAGGGGAAGCATGGACACTCAATTTCTAGAAGAGATTGTGGAGTTTTTAGTTGATCAACTCCATTTGGAAATTGAAGAAGGTAATCAAGCTAACGCAGAAGCATTAGCAATTCGTATTCGAGAGTTACAAGAAATTTCATGACAGTACACAGTATGTTTTCGGTGCCGTTGATTCATTATGAGATCAACAACTGGCCCACAAATAAAAAAAGAATCCTTGATGCTCTCCCTGAGTTGACAGATGCCATGCTTGATGGCAATGTCTATACGGATTTCTTTTTGAATATGGAAGATGAAGATGTCCCTTCTTATGGAGACACTATCATTGACATCATTACTCCATACCTGAAAGACTTTACAGATCAACGTAAGGTAGAGTTTACTGACATGTGGTTTCAGCAGGCATATCAAGGACACAACCATGGCATTCATAACCATGGGCATAGTGGATGGTCTGCTATAATGTATGTTGAGTTTGATCCTAGATTTCATTCGGCAACTCAATTCTATTCACCATGGTTAAATCCTTGGAATGGTAGACTTGAAGTGTTTGAGCCACCTGTAAATGAGGGTCAACTAATTATTTTCCCATCAACTATTGCACATGAAGCATTGGCAAACAACACAGACAAACGACGCACCATTGTATCATTCAATTTGAGAGGTAAAGTGGATAGAGTAAAACGTAGTATGTGGCAAGGCGATCCTATTGTTAAAGTTTATGCTGCTCACCCTGAGGACTGACCATCTTTGGTTCAGTAGCTCAGTGGAATAGAGCAAGGCACTTCTAATGCCTCGGTCGTAGGTTCGAATCCTACCTGAATCGTCGCCTTCGGGCGTTGGTCAAACCAAAAAAGGAGAGCAGTCATGACTGTTAGAGATCGATTTGGAGAAAGTCTTCAACTACTAAAAGATACTGTTAATGGTAATATTGCCCTTGACACTGAGTATCCTTTTCTCTTCGCTGCACTATGTCGTTTTTATAGCGATAACTGCAATAGACATGTCCACTTCTGGGGGATTAATGTTGAAGAAGATTACACGATTCTAATTGATAATTTGATTGCAGATGGCGTCCTGGAAACGACGTAAATCTTACCCTGGTGGAGTCATTTTGACCCTGCCTTGGGACGGCACAAAACTCACCCTGGTCGGGATGGATTATGACAGAAGAAATAACACTTTACAAAAATAGATTTTGCGAAAAGAGATCCGATTTTATTTGGGGCGACTTTATCGATGAGTCTGTCGTTGATGGATTGATATTTTTCTGGCGCAATCAAAACCTGTTGAATCCTCAGGAGGGGCAAGTATATCGAGAAGGTGATGTTGTAGTTGACCGAGACTACAAAGAGTCATTAGACTTACACATCCCTTTTCAACTTGCTATTCCTGAGATTCAAAATTATATGAATGCCCTACAGGGAGTTTTAAATAATTATGTTGAGAGGTATCCTTTTTGTGAGACCTCTCGTTTTCGTGTTGATGAGCCTCTCAGTATGCAATGCTACCCACCTGATGGTGGGTTTAAAAAGTGGCATACTGAGAGATCAAATGCTTTGCCTGGAAATACTTTCAGGCATTTAGTCTTTATGACATACCTAAATGATGTGCCTGATGGTGGCACGGAATGGTATCATCAAGATAAATATGTCCCTGCCCAAAAGGGATATACTGTTATTTGGCCAGCAGACTGGACCCATACCCATAGAGGTAGAGTATCACCCACGTCTGAAAAAACAATTATCACTGGTTGGTTTTCGTTTATCTGAGGAAAAATTTAAATGGATCAAGATGAAAAATGGAATAGGGCAGTGCATCTCTTTATGGAGTCTGTCCACAAACCTGACCCTAAGCTACGATCATGTGCTCACAACCAAGAATGTTTCGATGATCTGATGACAGTCCGAGAAACTGTGCTATCATATCTACAGACACTTCGGAAATGATGCACAAGCCTATTGTCTTCCTAGAGCGATTCCCCTATCGCTATGTCCAGTCTGGTATCCTTGAGATCAATGGTAAACCAGACTATCGTATCCAGAAGATTGATTCGTATACTGGAAAGTATAGGGATATGTATCTGTGTGATAATGCAATGCAGTTAGATACTGCTATGACTGACTTTGAGTATACCAAATGGTTAGATCCTGCTGGTGTGCCATGCTATGTAAAAAATGAGGTAATTAGAAATGAAATCTGAATTGAAGATCGCAGTTAATGCTCTGAAGGTTGCTCTTCATAGTGCTATTGATGATACAAACTTTCCTCCTCAGCATCTCTCTGAGATGTGGAGGCACTACAATGGGATGCTTCACATCTATGAAGCATGTCCTGAGGATCCAGATCTTACAGCAAACTTCCCTAGCGATTACAATTTTAATCTTAGTAGTGAGTATGTTGACCCTGGTTTTGGAGGATACTCTCAGGGGGCAGCACAGTCAGTCTCGTTTGGGTCAGAGGGTGCTGACGTGATCTCATTTGACAACTACACTTGATGGTTGACAAAACTTAATCTTTTATATATAATTATGACCGTTACGAAACTTTACAAATGACTGTTACAACAAACGAGCAAGGACAACAAAACCTGTTTGCTAAGGAACCTCAAATGTATATTTCTCAAACTGATGCAGAGCGTTATGGTTATGAATCATACGCAGAGAGGGCAGAGAAGTTAAACGGTCGCACTGCTATGATGGGATTCGTTGCAGCATTGATTTCATACGCATTTACTGGTAAACTATTCTTTGGTATTATTTGAAACTTGTATGGATTTTTCACAAGAGGATCTCTGGAATACCATCCATGATCTTGGATGGGATGTCAGACATGACAACATTGTAATTGAAGTTGGTGGCACAGTTGTTTCTGGTATCCACCAAGGTGAGGATTACAACAAAAAATGGGCAACACCATACGGTGTGCGTAAATATAATAAGGATGCATTCGTTGTAATTAAGAACCTTTCCCGTTCACCATTTGAGCCATCCCAACCACTAAACCGAGAGCACAAACCACATCATGCGAATTCCTGACGTTATCTTTACCTATTACGATTGGTCGAAGAAAACTTTTATTAAATCATGCACTGCAGAATTTTTTGCGGACAAGAGGGTAGTTGTATTTTCTGTCCCTGGAGCATTCACTCCCATCTGTAGTAACTTTCAACTTCCAGCATATGAAAGGATGTATCCTGAGTTGCTGGAGAATAATATTGATGAGGTATATTGCATCTCAGTTAACGATGGATTCGTTATGGATGCTTGGAGAGAAACTCTAGGCATCGCGAGTGTTAAGATGATACCTGATGGTAATGGTGATT